CGGACTTCATACATGGTTCATTCTTCATGAATGCTTCGGTCTTCTTTTGTGGGGTCATTTCGACAGTCTCCCATATTTGCTTAATGGCCAGAACCTGCGATGGTTTATCAAGTAATTCAGCACATTCTTCCAACCCATAGGGTATTCCTTGGTGTGCAATTGGAACTACCAACTTCGCAAATTCAACAGCATAAGCCTGTATTTTGGAGTTTGGAACTTTGTCATTCTTATAAAAAGTGACACGCCTGTCGATCGACAATGACATTGCCTCCCACCGTTTGATCATTGGCATCATGTTTTGATCAGTGACAAGTGGTGCAGAATAAGCCCGACTACTAACTTCGGGTTGTTCTGCTTCTGTGGCTATTGGCCAATGGACTTTTGGAACCGTTGACCTCACCAGCCTGGCGGGATCTGGAATTTCAGACACGCCCTTTCGGTAGTATTGCCCGGTTAAGGCTAAAACCTTGGACTCAGTGTATTTCATACCTATCATACGACTGGTGACCGATTGTTGTGATTGTAATCCCATTAATATGTCGAAGTCATCCTTCGCTAAGTCAACAGTGGCGTCTTCTCCGTCTCGGCCAAAGTTGATTCGCAGATCACCTCCTTCTTGATTGACATATACAATGGAATTCCAACCCGGTCTAGTAGCGTCTTTAAAGTTAATGTGCTTTAGACGTCTAGCTCCAAGGTTAGTTGGTAAAAACCGCCATTTCCACACCGTAAATTGTGGAATGGTCCAGACAAACAACCTATGGGGACATGCCTTCCATGGTCGTGAGTGATGCAATTTTGTGAACACTACTTGATGTAATCCTAGTGTCCACAAGAGTTTCCTTCCAAGTTTTTCATACCAGGTCTTGCTGATTACGTCCGTTTCTACGAACTCACCTGAAACTGCCCAGTCCCATACATTATGGGACCACACGTTGCCTCCTCCAACTTCGTATACTATCTTGTTATCTTTTATACGATAAAAAGCGTCGCCGTCATTTCCTGCGACTGCTTGTGGTTGGAAAGTGTGAAAAATACACGGGACAAGCAAACCAAAAACTTCACCAATATCACGGATGTAATAATCTACGTCAATACCAACAATCACATCAGTATTTGTTGGCATAGCATTTGATATTGGTCGTTCCAGGTCATTCGGAGCGTAGTACTGCACAATCGATCTATCACAATTCGACTTTTCAGAAGGTGAAATTTCTAATTTAGTCAAACCGGAAGCAAGTAAAGCTT